ATTTTTAGAAGATAAGTTGGATGTAAAAGGTGATTTAGAAGTTAAAGCTACTGGAACAAATAGCTTGATGCAAAAAGAAGTACGAAGTCAAAGATTGACTATGTTCTTACAAACTGCACAAAGTCCAGCTATTGCACCATTTGTTAAGATTTCTAAATTAGTTAGTGAACTTGCCTATAGCTTAGATTTAGACCCTGATGAAATACTCAATGACCCTGAAGAAGCAGCTATTATGGCACAAATAATAGGAATGCAAAATGCTAGACAAGAAACTGGCAAGGGAGCTCAACCCCTTGGTCAACAACCCCCAACAATGGGCAGCCCTGAAGGGTCACCTGTTGAACCTCAAGAACTTGGCAATACGGGAACTGGTGGTGGCAACATCGGAACAGGAAATGTACCGGTTGCAGGGGAAGCTGAATTTACTGGGCAAGTTGGAGGAGCTTAACTTAGAGGTTAGAGAAGCATTAACAAGAAAAGAAGAGGGATAAAAATATGTTAGATTTATTAGATACAATTTTAAAAATAGTAGGTGTAGTACCATGGATAGTTTCAATCTGTTCAATGATTGCTGCATTAACACCAACACCATTAGATGATAACTTAGTAGGTAAAGCTTATAAAGTTATTGATTGGTTTGCACTTAATATAGGAAGAGCAAAGGAGAAATAATATGGCACTACCAGCAATACCTATAGCATTAAAAGCAACAGCATCATTAATAGCTAGAAAAGGAGCAGCAGAAGCTACTAAAAAATATGGAAAAACTGCTGTTAAAAAAGCACAAGAAGCTATAGCTAAAAGACAAAAAGCTATAAGAAGTAAGCAAGACCCTACGACTCCACAATCAAAAGGTTCTCAAGCTAGAAGTGCTGAAACAAATAAAGTAAAAGCTAGGGAAAGAAGATTACAACAAGAAGCTGATGAACTTGATAATATTTTAGATTTAGATAATCCTCCAATAGATGAAGTGCCATTAAAATTTCAATCTGGAGGTCTTTTATCAGATGATAGACAAACTTACAGTTTAGGTAAAAAAGTAGTTTCAAGAATAAGAAATTTAGCAAAAAAATTACAAGATAAACATAGACAAAAAGTAAGTAAAGAAGCTGCTGCGATTGATAATACAAGATACTTTGATTATGAAGATGCTATTAGAATGTTAGATGATGGTGATATAACTATTGCAGAAGCAAATCAAATGTTAAAATCTGCTGGATATCCTACAAAAGATGTTCAAACTTTTACAAAAGCTTATAGTGGTTTGAAAGGTAGAAAAACAGACCCAAGAATGAAAGAACTAGAACCTCCTACACAAAGAGAAGTAGATGATATGCTAGACGAAGCAATGGAAAGAGGTGATTTTGTTACAGGTGGATTACTAGAACAAGACAGATATGAACTTAAAGATGGTGGAGAATTTCCTGATTTAAATAAAGATGGTGAAGTTACATATGCTGATGTTCTTATAGGAAGAGGTGTAAGAGAAAAGAAACAAGATGGTGGTATGCTTCCAGACGAAGAAATGGAAGATAATTATTTAGATTTTATAATTGACGAAGCATTAGATGAAGAAGAAGAAGATATGCTTATGTCAAAACTTGAACAAGACGAGCAACTATCTATGCTATTTGATAAAGTATTAGAAGTTGCTTCAGAATTTGCTGGGTCTGGTCCTGTAGAAGGTCCGGGTTCAGGAGTCTCCGACAGTATACCTGCAAGGTTGTCTGATGGAGAATTTGTCTTTACTGCAAAAGCTACAGAGCAAATCGGAGCTGATGAATTGATGCGAATAATGAAAGATGCTGAAGCTGATGCAGATAGACAAGGTATGCAGGTTGGTGGACTTCCAATGATGGAAAATAATCCTGATGAAGATTTAGAAGAATCTGAGCAGGAAATTAGAAATCAAATGATGGGAGTCAACCCACGCTACCAATAAGCGATAGAGCTACCCTATTAGCGTAGGCACTCTATTATATTAACCCTTGAGGCGACCTTTACAAGACAAGCCCTGCAAGTGCACATCGCAGCTACCTTGTTAATGAAGCCCTGACTAGGAGAAAGAATATGACTAATAAAGTCCAAGAGGAAACGCCAAATCCTTATAATAAAAATAAATCTTGGCATGAAGGCGATATGAAACCTTTTGAATCATCAGAGGGATTATACTTTGATAAACCAGAAGACAAAAATAAATTATTTAAGTCTAATGATATTAACGAAGCAGTAGACCCAGATAATGTTGATGTAGAAGGATTGGAATCTAAAAAGGATGTACCTTATAAGAAACCAGACTACAAAAAACGTTATGATGATTTAAAAAGACATTATGATACTAAACTTAATGAGTTTAAACACAGAGAAGAAGAGTTATTAAATCAAGTTCAACAACCTGAATATGTAGCTCCAAAGACTGAAGAAGAACTAGAAAAGTTTAAAACAGATTATCCTGATGTCTATGAAGTAGTAGAAACTGTTGCTCATATGCAATCGGAGTCTAAGGCAAAAGTTCTAGAAGAACGTCTTAGCAAACTTCAACAACGTGAACAAGAGTTAGTACGAAAAGATGCAGAAAAAAGGTTAATGGATAGACATCCTGATTTTGAAGATATTAGAAACAGCGATGACTTTCATGCATGGGCAAAAGAGCAACCGGATTCAATTCAGAAATGGATTTATTCAAATGCTAATGATGCTGATTTAGCTTCACGTGCTTTAGATTTATTTAAAAAAGATATTGGTATGGATGTTCCTAAAGAGACTAAGTCATCTTCTAGGACTACACAATCTGCTGCTGATATGGTATCAACTAAAACAACAACAGTTGAACCTAAACAGGAAAAGATTTGGTCCGAAAAGGAGATTGCTGCAATGAGCATGGATGAGTTTGATAAGTACGAAGAGGAAATATCAAATGCTATGCAAGAAGGCAGAATCGTTAAGTAAACTATTATAATATAAAGGAGAGGTATCATGGCTCAATTTTTTGAACCCTCAACCGATACTAATGCTAACTTTGCTAACTCCGTAAGTGGACAGGCTAATAGTTTCTTCCTACCTAGTATTTATTCTAGAAAGGTTTTAAACTTTTTTAGAAAGAGCTCAGTAGTAGAAGCTATTACAAACACCGACTATGCTGGTGAAATATCTGCTTTTGGAGACTCTGTAAAGATTATCAAAGAACCTGTAATTTCTGTGTCTGATTACACAAGAAATTCAGATACAACTGAAACTAGACTAACAGACCAAGAACTTACTTTGGTTGTTGATAGTGCTAAAGCTTTCAAATTCATCGTAGATGATATTGAAACTAATATGTCACATGTTAACTTCAAAGAAGTTGCTTCATCATCTGCTGCATATGCATTGAGAGATTCATATGATGCTGCTGTTATTGCAACTATGTTCTCAGGAGTTTCAAGCTCATCACCTGACCACGTGTTAGGTAGTGACAATGCTACTGATTTAGCTGCTGGAACTTTTGATGGAACTGGTAACTTGGACTTAGGTTTCGCTTCAGGTGAGCATGACCCAATAGACGTTATGGCTAGAATGGCAAGACTATTAGACGAACAAAATGTTCCTGAAGAAGGAAGATGGTTTGTTGCTGGTCCTGACTTCTACGAAGTTCTAGGTCAAGCTTCATCTAAGTTGCTATCTGTAGACTTCAACGCAGGTCAAGGTTCAATTAGAAATGGATTAGTATCAAGTGGAAAACTAAGAGGATTTGAAATGTACAAATCTAACAACATTGCTGCAACATCTAATGCTGCTGGTAAAGTTTTAGGTGGACATATTTCATCTACTGCAACTGCTCAAACTATTGTTTCAACAGAAACATTAAGAGACCCAACATCGTTTGGTGACATAGTTAGAGGATTGCACGTATACGGAGCAAAGGTTTTAAGACCAGAAGCTCTAGTATCAGCTTTCTACGGAATTGATTAATAATCAATAAGGGGGAGGCTTCGGTCTCCTCCACTTTTATAAGGAGATAAAATGGAAGGACAAATAAAACATTATGAAACCATTGGAGAAAAAGAAAAAGTATGTCTTGAAATGGTTGGGTATAACGAAAGTTTAGTAGAAAAAAATAAAAAGGAGAAATAATATGCCGGGTATGAAAAAGAAAAAAGATGATATGAGAATGTCATATATGTATGGTAGTCGTGTTAAGGCTGCTATGGGCAAAAAAATGGATAAACCACACAATAATATGGATAGAATGAAAATGAATATTGGTGGTGCTATGCATGTTCAAAAACCTAATTAAAAATAAAGGAGTATAATTATGCCAAGTGGACCGGGAACATATGGAAGTAAAAGAGGCAGACCTGCTAAAAAGAAAATGGCTAAAAAATCAGCCAAGAAAAAAGTAATGATAAAAGGTGCTGATGTATCTGCATTAACTGCTAG